AACCGCGGCGGCCTTGACTGCTGGATATATATTTTTCAAGCACAAAATTAACAATGAGCCCAAGCCTGATACGAGTGCGTATCTCAAACCCGCGGTGCTCAATGCAATTATGGTGTATTTCATAATTTCGAATGGAATTGGCGGTCGTGAGAAAATTTCGACCGATCCATTTTAAGTACTTAAAGTTTTTACAATAATTCATATAAATGGCTAACGTCGGTGCTTTTATTCAAGTTTTGGAGCAGTTTCTGGATGAGCTTACACAGACTTTTCCGGAGCAAGCGAATTTGAAGAAGTATAAGGCTACATTTGATCTTTTGAGGAAGGCCAATCCTCGAAAGATCATGGAGGGTTTTATCGAGTCTGCAAAGCCTTATGCAGATAAGATTATGGCTATGGATGAGACCTTTTTCCTCGAGGGTGATATTGGTTTCCTCAACGATCTTGATATTAAGAGATGGTGGACTCCAGAGCTTTCGGCTTCGACCAAGCAGAGCATTTGGCAGTTTCTTCAGTACCTACTTATTACAGGCGGCGTCGCGACGACAGTTCCTCAGATGCCCCAGATGGCCCAGATGACCGAGGATGTTCAGGGACAGATTATGGAACTGGCAAAGGGTCTGCCAAAGCCCAAGGAGGGTGAGAAATTTGATCTTAACTCGATTCCAATGGATGCCGTGGTAAACATTGCCAAGCAGGTTCAGCCAGATGCCGATATCTCGGAGGAGCACGTGAAGCAGGCTATGGGCATGGTGAAGAATCTGCTGGACTCCCAGAACGGTGGTTCACCAGAGGATCTTATGCAAAGCATGCTCAAGACTATGGGTGGGAATTTTTCTAAGTAAAATATAAAAGAATGAGTGTTTGGTTTGATGATCCTGTTGCACTTTTTGATAAAAATGAATTACTCGATTTCTGGCCTCACGGAGATCAGAGTGTAAATCAGAGAATTAACTCAACAACCAGATTTATAATATACATAAGTTTACTGCTTTTCTTTATCCAGCGCGATGCCCGTGTAATTATATTGGCGTGCGTAGCTATTGGCGCTCTTTATGCTTTCTATAAGGCGGATATGGTGACAGAGATGGTTTCGCGCCCTGTGCGCGCGACCGATCGTAAGGAGCCTTCTTTCATGCGCCCCAGTTACCAGGCACCAACCATCGATAACCCCCTTGCCAACGTGCTTCTGAGTGATTACACGGAATACCCCGATCGCCCGAGCGCCGCCTATTACCCCACTGTTAAGAATCAGGTTAGAAGAGACCTGGATGACACTTTTCCTCGCGACGCTGCCGATATCTACGGTCATCGCAACCAGGCTGCTTCCAGATTTTATAGCATGCCAGTAACGAACATTCCAGGTGACCAGACTGGCTTTGCTGAGTGGTGCTATGGTAAGAAGTTTAAGCCCATGTGCCGTGATGACCAGGGTGCCTGTTCGGCCGAGGGTAATACCAGAATGCCCGAAACTCAGCAACTTCGCGCGATGACTGGTGCCCTTTCACCCACTTATTTTCCCAGCCTATATTAAATGCAGAATAGCAATCCCTATACTTTACAGCCCGGTTTGCAGCGGGTGCAGGATCGGGCGGTCCCAGAGTACCGCGCGGACCAGCATGTGTTCGTGTACCCACAGCCTGCAAACCTTAATTATTGCTGCCGCCCAAACACAGTAATCTATGGCACTGCCCCATACATGGCGGGTAAGGGAGCCCCACACGAACTTATCGAAGTCGATGACATGCTCAGGCCACAGAGCACTTCGGAGTTCAACAAGTACTATTCTTCCGAGCCATATGATTTCCCTAATAAAAATGTCGAATGCGTGCTCCCCCAACGTACTCGTGGTTATGATCCCGAGAGCACTCGGGGTGAAATTCAAAATGGTCTTTTCCTACAGAGATATTGCAAGAAATAAATCTAATAATACATTAAATGGATCCACTTTCATTAGTAGCAGTAGGTGGTTTAATCTATGCCGGTAGATGTCTAAGTGCCAAAGAAAAATATGAAGCCGAAGAGCCAGCGCCCTTTTTTGGAAACAACATAAATACTCCAGCGGAGGGTGCAGCGCAGAGTCAGCTTGATATTAGAGATGGTGCATATATCTTACCGCCACAGACACAGACGAGTAAGCAAGAGGTCCCCAGTTTTGGCGTGATTTCTCCTGCAAACGGTCAGCAGGTGTATGGTCAGCCAGTATACAATTTATATGACCGCCAGAATGTTTCGGGAAAAATGAACAACGTCCAGCCCACAGAGAAACAGCGGATTGGCCCGGGCCTGGGCATAGGCTCGGATGTACCAGCATTTGGTGGGTACCAGCAGCTCTATCGTGTTATGCCCAATAATGTGGGTGCCTATAAACTCAACACACTCCCGGGTCGCGCGGGTCCTGCGAATCCCATCGTAAAGAAGGGTGCTATGATAGGTGAGCTTACCCAGGAGAAACCCGCACGCACCGTGGCTCTGGAGCGCAGACCCCCGGCGCGCGGACGTGCCGAAGGCCAGGGTGGTGCTCTTACGGGCATGACCGGTAGACAGAACTACGAGCGCACGAAGCGCCAGACAAACCGCTCCACCACCACTATGCGCACGGATGGCCTGCAATACGGCCCGGCGAATAAGTTCGTGCCTACCATGGCGGTTCAGGATAATCCCACGCGCAATAAGGGTGACCTTAATACGCAGCGCATTAATGACGTGGCAGCTCCAGGCATCAACTCTTTCCACGGCGCCTATCAGCAAGATCCGGTGTACACTACCGGCATTCGTGCAGCGGTGAACCGTGGTCAAAAGGATCGCGCGGGTAATGCGGGTAGAATGAATGTGCGACTCGATGCCAGTAAGCAGCAGGGTCTTACCACCGCCACTCGTACCAGCGCCTCTACGACCTTGCAGGGTGTTCAGGGCCCGACGCCTTCGGCGAACCAAACCTATATTAAGGATCAGTACTATCAGTTTAACGCATACAAGGGCAATAAGGACTATCGCTCTTATGATCTGGACCTGGCCAAGAGAGTCAACGCCAACAATCCTCTCAACAAAAATTTCTCATAAATTTCAACAAATTATTAAAATATACACGCATGTATTTTAATAATTTATTATTGTAATAGATTTTATGGCAGAAAACGGAGAGAGGCAACCCCTTTTAGGTGATGGAAAAAGAAACATCAACAGCAACAACAACAGTGGGAGCAATGGGAACATTTACACGTTAAATAACAACAGAAAGAATGCCATGGCTGAAATCCGTAAGTTTATTAAAAATTCCGGTTCCACCGGTGGTAAGGGCATTAATGATTCAAAATTCAAGATGCTTTTTAGCAGAGCGGTTAATGATATAAATCTTGTGAATTCAAATAAAACTATGGCGGAAACAAATAGTTTAGCGGATAAATACAGAAAGTACAGAACCGGTTCTTTCAGACCCATATTCTCCGAATTTTACGCGCTTGGTCTCAACCGCAACAACGTCAACCGAAATTCCGCAGTCAATAAGTACGCGGCGCTCATTGGTATTAAGGCTGGTGGCGCCAAAGCCTTCAACGTTTCACAGAAAGCGGTTGACAATTTCGTGAACAGCAGACTTAAAAAATAACTTAATTATACGAATATATGCGCGTCAAGTGGTTCGGGTATTGCGCGTGCTGCCGGAATCCCTTGGATGTTCATCTGTATCCTCAAAATTTTTACGAAGATCTTTTATATGATTCATATAATAATATCAGACCCAAAAATTTTGAAAATAACGTGAGTATGTACAAATTTTACGGTTTGAAGACGCGTAAAATTTGTTTGGCGTGTTATAAGACACAGAAATTGCTTAAGCCTTATAAAGTTCGGCGCGATTTTGAGATTGGTCGCCCCCTTCCTAAATATCCCGTGAGTGCAACGCAGGAAGATATTAAGGAGTGGTTTTTCAAAATAGAGGAATTTTCAAAGCGCGCTGATGTAGACGATTATATTAAAGAAAGTCTTAATCGCATTTTTGATTACACTTAATAAAACCCCAAAACTTCGGCAACCGCCGGGTGCCGCATTATATCCCTGTTATCCAGCACTATATGATCTATATATTGTAAATCATCTGCATCTCTGATACGATACAAAAAATCTGCCATACCATTGTCTTCTAATTTTCTATCGTGTTGTGAAACATCCCCCGTAATTACCATGTGTGAATTTTCACCCAGGCGAGTCATAACCATTTTAATCTGTGCAGGTGTAGAATTTTGCATCTCATCACAAAGTATAAATGAATTCTTAAAAGTCCTACCTCGCATATAGGCTATGGGTGCAATTTCTATCACATCTTTGCGAATGAGTGCCTCAACCTGAGTTTTCTCCATGTTTTCCCCCAATGCATCGGTAATTGGTAACAACCATGGAGCCATCTTCTGCTGAATGTCTCCGGGTAAAAATCCATGATCCTCATCTACACTGACAGCTGGCTTGGTGATAATTATTTTATCAATCTTCTTTTTCTTCAATAGCCTGGAAGCATGGCGACAGGCCAGTGCAGTCTTACCAGTACCTGCTGGGCCTGATACAAAGAAAATGCTCTTGCCGGGATTCTGGAGCTTCTTCATGTACTGGATCTGGTTTGGGGTAAGTTTCATCTATTATTATCTTAGAAATAAGTAATGGAGAATTATATCATTACTGTTGATAGCTCCGAACGAGATACAAATTTGTACCCCACAAGCCAAAATTATACTATAGAATTCAATAAACCCCTTTACAATGTAGAAAGTATCAACCTGACGTCTGCCAGAATACCATTGACTCAATATACAATTGATGGTCACAATAATGTATTTGTCATAGACGACGTTCAGTATTATTTGACAAATGGAGACTATGAAAATGGTGCCGATCTTGCAAGTCAGTTACAGACTGATATAAATTCGTCAAACGTAAATACGGTATCGTATAGCTCGGTTTCAAAAAAGCTCTCATTTTCGGGACCAAAAGATTACACTTTTCAGTTTGACAACGATAAAAACCCGGCACTGGTATTAGGTTTTGATCACGTGAATTATACCAGTTCTTCGGGAAATATTGATGCCCCTGGTATCATTAATTTAGACGGACCTGAAGCCATTATAATGTCAATTCGTGGCAATAGCGAGGATCATGTGCACACCGAACTTTATACCAAAACCCCCCACGAGCCCCTGGATTTCTATGGCGTACTGATAAACAAAACGGATGTTGGGAGTAAAATTATAAATTATGATTTCTCATCCGACAAAGTTGGAAGAAATTTCCACGATGGTCCTTTGCCACATTTAGATCGTCTGAATATTCAGTTTTTTCTTAATAATTTCGATGATGT